AGAGCTCCACGACCGTTGAGCAGCCCGTCTCCGTTATTGTGACCATCCCGGACACAATGGCCGACGACGGCATCGCTGACAGCGTGAAGGCCGCAATCTCTGAGCTGCTTCAGATACGGAAAAACCGGGAACTTAACGAGCTGACTCATGCCGATATCGTCCACGCCATTAAGAGCAAGGTCACATCCGTCCGCAATGTCAAGGTTACGGTTCCGAGCGAGGATGTCTTCCTTGAAAGTGATAAGGTCATCATTCTCGGTGAGGTATCGGTGACAGTGGAAAGGACGTGAGGCAATGGCGGGATTCAAAGAGTTTGGCGAGTACATGTTTAGCCTCCTCTTTACTCCACTGAGAAAAGGAAAAAAGGTAGCGAATCAGTTCTATATCTTCTTCAAGGTTGTCGGGAAGTTGTTTGACGATACCAAGAGGGACATCTTCCGGGTACGGGCCGAGTCAATGGTCATCAGCGCAAGCGAGGTCATGCTCCCGGAACATGGTAAAGACCGGGATATGCCCCGGCTTAAGGGCGAGGATATCGAAGCTTACAGGACACGGCTTTCAATGAAGGCTATTATCGCGGAGCAAGCCGGGACAAGGGAAGGTGTCCTCCTTGCCCTCAAGGCCCTCGGATATGAACAATCCTACATCGAGCCGTTTTACAAGACAGACCCGGAGAGATGGGCGGAGTTTATCATCTTCCTTCGGGGCAAAAATCCGAGCGGCGTCAACGACATCCGTATCATAGACGCCGAGGTGATGAAGGTCAAGGAAGCAAGTGCAAAGCCTAATTACGGCGTGGACAGCGGAAACGTCGTTGGAATCCGCTCAATGGGGCAAGCTGGATTTTCTGGCTATCCCCTTTGTGGGACTATTGTGTGCGGTATCTTCCCTGTCACGGTGTGTGTTGGTTATATGGTGGCCTCGGAGGGCGCAGTTCAGTCTCAAAGCAGCGGAGCTATCAAAGAGTATCCTCTAACAGGCCGGACAATGACTTCAAAGAAGATGTACCATGAGGAGAATTGTTCGCTTTATTATGGCTTCGATTCCGTCTCGGAGGTCAAGTCTTCGGCCCGTGACGGTGAAGTAATTTATCCTCTCGCATCAGAGAAAACCATGACGAAAGGAGATGATTGACTATGAAGACATTGACGGATGTCGGCTTAAACAAACAAGCCCAAAGGTTCGCGGACTCTATCCATCATGCGGCGTACAGCCTTGATGGGGTTCCGCAGACAAGGCCGATTTTCAAGTCCATTGTCGAGGGCGACATTGTGAAGATTTACATCTACTTTGATGACACGGTGGTCGGCAGCGTCTCAAATGTTCAGCTCGTGGATAATGATGGAGACGTGGTCGCACTTACCGACAGGGTCTTCACAAAGCCGCAAAGCAAAGGGCTCTATGTAGCCTTTAAGTATCGTTTTACAGAAATGGAGGTTGAAAGCGTTGAATCCTTATAACAAAGTCGGATGGGTAGACCATATTGTCGATGAAGAGACAGGCGAGATTATACAGAACGGGACGCCTTTAAGTGCGAACAATCTCGGTCATATGGATGACGGTATCCAGGCAGTAACCGCTCAGACTATAGCGCAGGATGCCTCTATCGCACAGCTTCAGGCTGAGCTTAAGGTCATCAAGGATGCAACCTTGAACAATATGACGAACAACGTGTTTCTTGAGAACTTCAGTTCGCTCAGCAATATTAAGCTCAGCAAGGGCATCTATGACCCGGTGGTGCGAAAAATCTATGTATAAGGTGGCATGCCCGAGAAGAGAGTTGAGCTGCCTGATAGGAAACTTGTTCAGTGAATTGGTTCCTCTGTGCGACGGTGAATGCTCTGACCTAAAGGATGACGACCTCGTTCTCTCTGGTGTCATCATGGGGACAGACAAGAAAGCGACAATCAAGCTCACCGACTACGGATTCGAGTATTACGGGGATGTACAAGAGCTTGAGAGATTACGGGGAAAGAGGTGTTTGATTCGTGGAGCCTTCCATGCTTCAAAAGAAAGCTGAAATCTTTCTCGATACGATTTACCCCCTATTGAGAAACTTCCCGCAGTCCGAGAAGTTTTGTCTCTGCCAAGAGATAAAACAGGCTTGTTACAGGGTCATCCGAAACACGATGATGTATAGCGCGCTTAAGACGGATGACCGCATCCAATACCTCCGGGAAGTGGATGCAGACCTGAAACTCCTGCTCATTCATTTTGGGATGGCAAGGAATCAGAAGTACATCACCCAAAAGAAAGCCTATGAACTGCAAGAAAAAATCTCCGAACTCGGGCGCATATGCGGCGGCCTGATAAAGGCCCACTACTCGAAAAAGTAACTACTCACAGGGTTGTCCCTGTTTGACCGCCAACCGTGCGATTCGCGGCTACAATTCGGCCCGCTATTGGAACAACAACACGGCGTCGAATCGCAACGACAACATCGGCTGGCGGCCCGCCCTGTAAGTTTTTCGTCCGATGCGGCCACGGCTTCATCGGCGAGTCCTTGTTATACTTCAAGGGAGGGGCAATCCTTCACCGCGCAAACGGTGTAAACACATGAACAATGTCATAACTGCCAAGCCGCTTCACGAAAGGGATGCCATTATGACGAACACTATTAAAAACCCGCTGTTTGACGCAGTTGTTGACTTCGACAACATAGTGAAGGGATACCAGGAGACACAGCGAGGAGACCGGAAATTCCGAAAGGGAGCCGTCATCTTCGATATGTGCAGGGAAAGGAATCTCGCCCACTTGTGGCGAGACCTAAAGGATGAAAAATATGAGGTCGGGGAGTACATTCGATTCAAGGTTTTCGAGCCGAAGGAGAGAAATGTCTCCGCTCCTCATATTCGAGACAAGACCGTGCAATTCGCGGTTCACAGCGTTCTCAAGGAAGTCTATAAGCCGGTATTTATCAAAGGCTCGTTTGCTTGCCAAGAGGACAAAGGGAATCATCGGGCGGTCGAACACCTTCAGCACAACATGAGGGTGTGCAAATGGAAGCACGGCAGAGGATGGATTCTCAAAATAGATGTCAAAAAGTTCTTTTATTCCATCGACCGGGACATCTTGAAGAGAATCCTTCAAAGGAAAATCAAGGACGAAAAACTCCTCCGGCTTCTTAACAAAATCATTGACTCAAGCCCGGAAGGAGAAAAAGGAATACCGCTGGGGAACGTGACCTCGCAGGACATGGCGAACATCTACCTCGACAAGCTCGACCAGTATTGCGTAAGGTTCCTCAAGGTAAAGTATTATACCCGGTACATGGACGATATTTGCATCGTGACGCCAACAAAGGAGCAGGCCCGGGAGTACCTTGAAAAAATCAAGACGTTCCTTCAGGAGAGACTCGGGCTTGAGACTAACCAAAAGACCAAGATTTTCCCATTGGAGCAGGGCGTCAATGCCTATGGCTTCAAAATCTGGACGACTCACCGCCTATTGAGGGATAAATCAAAACAGGCGATGAAGCGACGTATCAAGCGTATGGACGAAAAACTTAAGGCCGGGGAAATGACTAAGAAGGAAGTCCTTCAGGCCGTGAGCTCATGGCTCGGGTATGCACGCTGGGCATGCAGCTTCAACCTCTGCAAGAAGATTTTCGCACCATACTCCTATATCAAAGTGGAAGGAGAGATTTATTTTGGCAGAATATCTCGGAACAGTCAATCTCGGCGGACTGTACAAAAACGGAGTCATACAGCCCCGACCCACTAAACCGTGGCGTATCGGCTCCGCGCCGACGGGCCAGAGTACAGCCGGAGACATTGCCGACTTTAGCACCTTAACCACGATGTCGAGCTGGGTCATCGGTAACACTCCGGCAACCGAGGCGAATCAGCTCAAATGGCACAAAATCAAGGACGGAGACAAGACCCTCCTTATTTGCGACAGGGTCATCCTTGCTAATGTATCATGGAACGACCTCAACGGCGACAACCGCATTTTCGGCAAGACCATCACCATTGACGGGGTCGAGTATAAGCTGAGAGTTTTGACGGGCGGCAGCAACTTTAGAAGCGGAACGGACAACTACTCCGGCGGTTCCCCGGCTACAAACGAATGGGACAGGTTCATCACTCGCGAAGAAGTCATCACAGGACTCCCTGCCCCCACTTCGGCAGACCTTGACTCTACCCTTGCGACGGCTGATTACACGAGCACTCACGGCGATTTCTGGCATTGGGCGGGCATGTATTCATGGTGTCAAGAGACTTATACAGGCAATTCCGCCTACCGTGCGGTTCGCGGCTT